TGCACGAAAAAACACGTGAAACATTCGTGAAACATTTTTGCACGAGCAAAGGAGTGAACATGACTACATACAAAGGCATGGACTATTTGAAGCACAAACTGAGAAGAAAAAAGGACAGAGTCGAGACCAGGTATGACTTCTACGAGATGAAGAATGTTGTATACGACTTTGGGATCAGCACTCCGCCAGATCTCAGACATTGGATGGGCACACTTGGCTGGTGTGCTAAGGCGGTCGATTCATTAGCTGACAGGCTGGTGTTCCGTGAGTTCGCAGATGACAACTACGGAATGAATGAGATCTTCAACCAGAATAACAAAGATGTGCTGGTCGATTCGGCCATACTGGGCTCGTTGATTAGCTCGTGTGACTTTATTTACATAACGGCTGATTCGGACGGGTTCCCGAGGCTCAAGGTCATAGACGGGAAACACGCAACGGGGATTATAGATCCTGCGTCCAATTTGCTTAAAGAGGGCTATGCGATACTGGAATGGGACAGCCACGATCAGCCGATAATGGAGGCGTACCTGGTACCTGGGGTAACGTACATATTCGATCATGGCAAGTTGGTGAATGTCGTTACGAATAATGCACCGTTCCCGTTGTTGGTGCCGATAATCCATAGACCAGATGCGGTAAGGCCGTTTGGGCATAGTCGGATCAGTAGGGCGTGCATGTCCATAGTGAGTTCTGCGGTCCGCACAGCCAAAAGGTCTGAGGTTGCATCGGAGTTCTTTTCATTCCCTCAGAGGTACATTCTGGGCATGGATGAGAGTGCCGAAAAATTGGATAAGTGGAAAATAACAATGTCAAGCCTACTTCGGATAGACAAGGATCAGGACGGAGGACATCCGGTAGTTGGCCAGTTCCAGCAGCAGAGCATGACTCCGCACACGGAGCAACTGAAAATGTTTGCTGGACTGTTTGCTGGCGAAACCGGGCTTACACTGGATGATTTGGGATTCCCAAGTCAAAACCCGTCAAGCGCGGAGGCGATCAAATCAAGTCATGAGTCACTTCGCCTAATGGCAAGAAAAGCGCAGCGGGACTTCTCAGTAGGGCTCAAGAACGCTGGATATTTGGCCGCATGTGTCCGTGACAAGTACGGGTACAGGAGGGAGCCGGTCGCAGACATCAAAACCAAGTGGGAACCGATATTTGAGCCGGACAACTCCACGCTGTCAGTAATCGGTGACGGGGTAATCAAGATCAATCAGGCTATAGATGGTTACTTCGATAAGGCGAGCCTCAGAGATCTTACCGGAATAGAACCGGCAGAAGCGACCGATGATGGAATAATTCTACCAGATATGCCGACCTTAGAGGAGGTTGAGTAAATGAGTGATATTGCGCCGGAATTGTATGCGAAGATACAGGCAGACTTCAAAGCCGGTGTGAATAATAGCGCTGGCGTTCAAAAAATCATGCAAAAGGTCCTCAAGGGCAAGGCTAAACAGATAGACATGCACGAGTTGTCACGTTTACTGGGTGTAGAGGCTTCAAAGGCGCTAAAAGCAAACTTGGTGCTCAAGACCCTGCCGGATGAGAGGTTGTACTGGAATATTGCAGAAAAAACAATACAGCCGCTTCTGATCGAGGCTTATAAGAACGTCAATGCTTATGCGATCATCCAGCAAGACTTCGAGGACAAGCGTGCCGGTATAGGAGTGGAGATCGTGAAGGGCGGACGACCTGAGAACAGGGCCCGTGAAGTCATGGAGATGGCAGTCAACAGTCTGACCCAGGAGGAGTTAGACAATGCCCTTACAGATCCGACCATAACAGCCGTCCAAAAGTATTATGACGACTTCCAGAAGGAAAATGCAAAGCTGAGGCACGATCTGGGGCTGAAAGAGACCGTTGTAAGAGTTTATGACGGCAAGGGGCTCAAGAACGGGACGGAACCATGCACTTGGTGTTTGGCTCGTGAGGGGGTCTGGGACTATGAGACAGCATCAAAAAATGAGGTCTTTGCACGTCATCCAGGATGCGGATGCACTATAGAGCACCATACCGAAAAAGCGGTCATAGTCGTGTAAAAACGATTTGATATAGACGGAAGGAGGTGCAATGGAGTGGGTACTGTAGGGAGACAATCCCCAACGGTATCCGTGATTCTTCCTTATCAGGAGACAAAAGGACAGGAAGCTGTAGATCTGTACAACGAAACCGAGAATGAGGCGATAGAATGGCAGAGTGCATTGTTGTACGATGTCATGGGCGTTGACGATGATGGACTGTGGGTACATCAGAAGTTTGGTTATTCGGTACCAAGACGAAACGGGAAATCCGAGGTCGCTCTTGGTAGATGTCTTTGGGGGCTCAAGAATGGCGAGCGGATAATGTACACGGCACATAGGGCAATGACCTCCCACAAGATATGGGAGCGCCTTGACCGCATGTGTGCAAAGGCTGGAATCGTAGTGGAATCGTCTATAAAAGCATTCGGCAAGGAACACCTTTACACTGAAAACGGCGGAGTCATCGAGTTTAGGACGAGGACATCGACCGGAGGACTGGGCGAAGGGTACGACCTTCTGATAATTGACGAGGCGCAGGAATATACGCCAGATCAAGAGACGTCGCTTAAGTACACAGTAACCGACTCGGAAAATCCACAGACGATCATGCTGGGGACTCCACCAACTGCGATATCGGCAGGCACGGTGTTCCCGAAATACCGCAAAACGGTGTTGTCTGGGGCAGGGTTCGAGTCAGGGTGGGCGGAATGGTCCGTCCCGGACATGTCAGATCCTAAAGATTCGGAACTGTGGTACGAAACCAACCCGTCCCTGGGCTCATTCCTAAAAGAGCGAGCGATAAGGGCAGAAATCGGTGACGACGAGACGGATTTTAATATCCAGCGACTTGGACTGTGGCTCAAGTACAATCAGAAATCAGCGATAAGTCGAAACGAATGGGAAGCGCTCAAAGTGGACTCGTTACCTGACTTAAAAGGTCAACTTTACGTCGGGGTGAAATTCGGGCACGACTCGGCCAACGCAAGCGTGTCTCTGGCGGTCAAAACAGCCTCAGACAGCGTTTTTATTGAGACATTGGACTGTCGGAGCGTCCGAGACGGGGTCGAGTGGATAACGGCGTTTATTCGGTCGGCTGATGTCAGGGACGTGGTCGTAGACGGTGACGCTGGTAAGACGATACTGGCCGAAACCATGAAAAAGCTCGGACTAAAAGAGCCTCATATCGTAAAACCGGCGGACGTGATTACAGCCTCGGCGTTATTTGAGCAGTCAATAGCCAGCGGGTCGATATGTCACAAGGGTCAGCCGGCGCTTACGAGGGTCGTTACCAACTGCGAACATCGGCGTATAGGCTCAGGCGGTGGATTCGGGTATAACTCGATACTCGCAGGTGCTGATATATCACTACTCGAGAGCGCTGTACTCGCGCACTGGGCGTGTAAGGAAGCCAAAGAAACAAAAAAACAATCAGTTAGCTACTAAGGCGGACGCAATACGGCAGTCCGTTTTTTAGTGCAAATAAAACACGGATACCTTCCGGGAAAAGGGGGCAGAAATGTCATTTAAAGTTATTGAGACTCAGGAACAACTCGACGCTATTATAGGCGAACGTGTCAAGAGGGCTGAAAAGCTGGCGGAGGAAAAGGCCGCGGAGAAATATGCTGACTATAACAGCCTTCAGGACAAAGTCAAAGCCTATGAGCAACAGGTTGCGGACCTGAGCGAACAGCTGAAGAGTGGAGAAACTAAGTTATCAGAGTTCACAACCGAAAGGGAAGGGCTCGAGGCAAAAATCAAAGAGTATGAGACCGCGTCGATCAGGACGAAGGTCGCACTCGAAACAGGTCTCCCGTATCAGCTTGCAGAAAAACTATCAGGCGACGATGAAGAGGCAATCAGGGCAGACGCCAAAAAACTGGCCGAGTTCGTCGCTAAACCGTCCGCGCCGATGGGCGCCGCCGAACCAGATCGGTCTAACGAGGATCCGAAAGATGCGGCACTGTACGACATGGCGCGGCAATTAGGAAAGGAGTACTAACTAATGGCAACTATCACAGCAGGGATGAACTTCCCGACAACAGTTATCACCGAAATGTTTGACGCGGTCAGAGGTCACTCAGCACTGGCAAAACTGTCAGATCAGACACCTATACCTTTTAACGGCGCTACTGAGTTCGTATTTACAGCTGCCGGCGAGGCCGCACTGGTAGGCGAAGGCGATGCAAAGCCCGCAGGTGACGCCGCAGTTACCGCCAAGGTAATTAAGCCCGTCAAGTTTATCTATCAGCAGAGAGTAAGCGACGAGTTCCTTAAGGCTGGCGACGAAGTAAGACTTCAGTATCTTAGAGGATTCGCTGACGGATTCGCAAAGAAGATCGCACGCGGATTCGACATCGCCGCTATGCACGGTATTGAGCCGGCAACAAAGGCACCGGCATCCTTCAAGGCTACGAACAGCTTCGACGGGCTCGTAACCAGTAACGTCGTCCCATACGTCGCCGCATCTGTTGACGACAATATCGAGACTGCAATACAGGCAATAACTGACGGAGAGGTCAACGGAATCGCTATGTCAGCGACAGCCGCGTCCGCACTGTCCGCGATCAAGGTTAATGGCGTTCCTCAGTTCCCTGAGTTCCGTTTTGGCCAGAATCCTGACGGTTTCTTTGGTATGAGGTCAGACGTAAATACGACTGTATCCGTACAGGAGACCGGCGCATCCACAACTGACCACGTAATCGTTGGCGACTTCCAGAACGCGTTTAAGTGGGGCTATGCCGACAATATCCCGCTCGATGTAATTAGATACGGCGATCCTGACGGTGCTGGTAGAGACCTGAAACAGTATAACGAGGTCTGTCTGAGAGCTGAGGCTTATATCGGTTGGGGAATCCTCGACGCTAATGCGTTCGGTATTGTACAGGCTCAGTAAAGGGGGCTGTCATGCTATACGTAAACAAAGTTACAGGGGCCGTTATAGACGTTCCGTCTGAGATCAGGGGAGACTGGGAACCAGTCAAACAGGTCAAGGAAGAACCGAAAAAGGCGCCGAAAAAGACGGAGGCAAAGAAAAAATGAGTCAATCTTACGCAACACTTGCAGACGTGATCGCGATCTCTGGCGCGACCTATACGGCCGAACAGCAGGAACGTATTACCACGTTACTGCCGCTTATATCTGACTTAATCAGGTCAGAAGGTGAGGCGGTCGGGAAAAACATCGACGAGGCCATTGTAACCGACACGGCTTACGCCAGCGTTGTGAAGATGGTCACGGTGGACGTGGTCGCTCGGATACTCAGGCAAAGCACAACGGGCGAGCCTATGAGTCAGGAATCTCAGAGCGCACTCGGATATTCGTGGTCGGGTACGTATGCGATCCCAGGAGGGGGCGCGGCCATGTCACTGATGAACAACGAAAAGAAAATCTTAGGACTCACAAGGCAAAGATGGGGAGCAATGGACGTATGGGAAAAATCACATCACGAGGGATAACCGTTACTTTATACGAAGAGACCCAGATCGGTGAGGACGCTTTTAATCAGGCGATCTTTGAAGAGACACCGGTCGAGGTTGAAAATGTACTGGTAACTCCATCCTCACAATCCGAGATACTTGACTCTGTAAATCTATACGGTAAAAAGGCCGTTTATACGCTGGCAATACCTAAAGGCGATACGCACGACTGGGAAGATCGACGCGTGGACTTCTTTGGCGAGAGCTGGCGAGTGTTCGGGATACCATCCGAAGGTATAGACGGCCTTATACCGTTGGACTGGAACAAGAAGGTTACGGTGGAACGATATGAGTAAGTTTAAATTTGAGCTCAATGAGGAAGGCGTCAGGGAACTGATGCGGAGCGAAGAGATGCAGGACGTACTCGAGACCTACGCGCAACAGGTCGCAAAGAACGCGGGGGACGGGTATGAGCCAACTACTTACGTCGGCGAAAATAGAGCTAATGTGTCGGTCAGAGTGATGGCAGTCACCGAACAGGCCGAACAGGATAACTACGAGAACAATACACTATTGAGGTCGTTATGATGATAGAACAAGTTACTATATCTTATTTCAATGATGCTACTGGGCTCCCGAAGGCTTACATGATGAGACCTGAAAAGGCGCCTAACAAGTACATTCTCATAGAAAAAACGGGTTCTCGCGTGCAAAATCACATAACGACGTCAACTCTGGCGTTCCAGTCATACGCGCCGACTTTACTCGAGGCGGCACAACTAAACGAACAGGTCAAGGAAACTGTCGAGTCTATGATAGAACTTGACGACATTGTCTCTGTCAATCTCAATTCAGACTATAACTTTACTAATACGGCCGATAAGCAACCACGCTATCAGGCCGTTTTTAACGTTACTCACTACTAAGAGGAGGAATATCATGCCGAACAATGCAACTAATGTATCCGCTGGAAAGCCTAAAGTCGGCGGAGCAATATATAGAGCGCCATTATCGGACGCGCTTGTACTCCCAACCGATGCGACTACTGCGCTCGATGCGGCGTTCGTCCTGCTCGGATACGCCTCAGACGAAGGGCTTGTTAATACTAACACTCCCGATTCTGAGACGATCAAAGCGTGGGGCGGCGATCCTGTCCTGTCGATCATGAACGAGAAACAGGACGAATTCAAAGTAACTCTTATAGAGGTCCTCAGGAAAGACGTTTTATCGGCTGTATATGGCTCTGATAACGTAACCGGTGACCTCCAGAGTGGTATCACTGTAAAAGCCAACTCTGACGAACCAGAAGAAGCTGCTTGGGTGTTCGAGCTCGCAATGAGGGGCGGCGTTCTTAAGAGAATCGTCATACCTGATGCAAAGATGACGGAACTCGACGACATCGAGTATACGGACGAGGACGCTGTTGGCTATGCGATGACGCTGTTGGCGATGGCTGACAGTGCCGGTCAGACACACTACGAGTACATCAAGGCGGCTTAAAGAGACATAACACCGGAGGTAAAACATGAAAAAGGGCACACTGAAAAACGGCTTCGAGTTCGAGGTCGACGAAAAAGTAATGGACGATATGGAATTTATCGACCTACTGGCTGAGGCTGATGACGGCAACCCGCTCCGATTCAGTAAGGCAACACTCATTCTCCTCGGCAAAGATCAGCGTAAAAGACTGTACGACAGCATAAGGGCGGATGACGGAAGGGTCCCGCCTGAGGTTTTTAGTGATGTATTTTACGAACTGATGGAGGCTTTAGGAGAAGAGGGAAAAAACTGATGGCCCTCGCCGGCATCATAGCTCGTTACAAATCGGACATGATCTGCGATCTCGCAGAAACGTACCAGATTTACGACTATAAAAGGGTGCCGGGGCGATTACTCGGCACTCTGGTTGCTGGCTTGGGGGTTAATTCGAGAATCTATCAAAAGATAGCCGGGCAAAAGGTACCGACGGACACGGTCATGTTGGCGCTGATCGTGGACGAACTGAGGCGACTCACGTACCTGATGGACGGCAATAAGCATAAAAAACAACCGGAGTCTATGGCGGCGCGGCTTGTGGATAAGCCTGAGGCGGATGATGGGCGACTGTCATTCTCTTCGCCTGAGGAATTCGAGGCGTACCGTGCGGCTCTGTTAGGAGAAATCAATGGCGACTGATTTAGGTAAAGCGTACGTACAGATAGTACCATCGGCGCGCGGAATCTCCAGTTCTATGACATCAGCACTAAACCCGGCGGCGGCTACTGCCGGCAAAAGTGCGGGGTCGACTATATCCCAGAACATGGGGCAAAGGATAAGCGCGGTCGGTAAAAACTTCATCAAAGCAGGGGCAATCGCGACAGCTGTATCGGTTCCGATAATAAACGGAATTAAAGATGCGCTATCAGCGTATGAGGTACAGGCGTCGGCCGAGACAAAGCTGACCGAAATATATAAGACTCGTATGGGCGCCAGCGATAAGGCGGCAAAGAGTACCATGAACTTGGCCAGTGAGCTACAAAAGCAGGGCGTAATCGGTGACGAGGTAGCAATATCTGGAGCCCAACAGCTCGCAACCTTCGCAAAGTACCCGAATACGATCAATACGTTGCTCCCGGCAATGAATAATTTGCTGGCTCAGCAAAAGGGCGTTAATGCGACCACAGACGACGCGGTAAACATCGGTAACCTCATGGGTAAGGTCCTCATGGGTCAGACCGGCGCGCTTAGAAGAGTCGGCGTCAGCTTTACGGAAGCCCAGGAACAGGTACTGAAGTACGGAACCGAAGAAGAAAAGGCGGCGATGCTGTCTCAGGTTATCACCGACAACGTCGGTAACATGAACAGCGCACTGGCTCAGACACCTGCCGGCAAAATGGCACAACTGAGTAATTCAATGGGCGATCTAAAGGAACAGGTCGGCGCGGCACTGGCTCCGGCACTGGCTCAGCTCGCACAATACGCAAGTGAGAAACTGGTCCCGTTACTCGAAAAGATAATCGGGTTCCTTCAGGACCATCCCGTAATCGCCAAGATCGTGATCGGGCTGACTGGTCTGCTGGCTGTCGGTGGTCCGTTGCTGATAATGCTCGGGACACTCATGACGATATTACCCGCCATCGGTGGCGCTTTCAGTATGCTGTTAGGTCCCGTTGGTCTGGTCGTTGCAGCAATAGCGGCGGCCATAGCAATCGGCGTGGCACTGTATAAGAACTGGGACGTAATCAAAAAGAAAATACTGGCGATCTGGCAGACACTCGCTCAAAAGGTCGCGGCGCTAAAACATAGCATTACAACTGCGTTCTCTAATATTGGGACCACAATAAAGTCAATAGTCTCAAAATGGCTATCAGTAATAACGTGGCCGTTTAAGAAGGCGTGGGAGTTTATCAAAGGCGTCGCTGATAAGATCAAGAGCGTATTTAGCTTTGATTTTAGCCTTCCACATATAAAATTACCGCATTTTTCAATACATCCTAAAGGGTGGCACTTTAGCGACTTGCTCGAAGGATCCATCCCGTCACTGGGTATCGACTGGTACGCAAAGGGCGGTATCGTTGACCGTCCTACTGTTATCGGTGCCGGTGATGTAAGAGGCGGCGAAGGTATCGTCCCGCTGACACCATTCTGGAACCAGATGGACGCTATGGCTGACTCGATCGTGGGCGGACTTGCCACGGTTGCGGCTGGGTCCGGCGGCGGTGGCGACATACACTTAGACATATATCTGTACCCGTCAGGGCCTAAGATGGGCGAAGAGACGGTCAGAGCTTACGACACTTATAAGAAAATACTCGGATAACTGGAGGCAACTATGGCACTCACAGCACTCGATTACATAACAATAGACGGCACTCAGATATATAAGCCGCCAGAGTTCGCGCCTCAGATAGAGGATATTTATTCGGGCGAGTATACGACTTGCACGGGTAAGACTGTCGGCGACTGTATAGGCTGGAAGTGGTCAGATATGACACTACAATGGGACGCACTACCTCAGGACATGGTCGACGTACTTGTAAATATGTCAGGGGAGGCGACACTGGTATTTGATAGCCCGCTCGGAACTCAGACGGAGAAAATAATCCGTTCCTCAGCGGTACAACTAAGGAATCGTAACACTATAAGAGGACAAACCATCTGGCGCAATGTAAGCGTCGCCATTAGATTCATCAACGCCCACCCGAAGGAGGCGAGCTCATGAGCGCGATCGACATCCAAAACAGCCGACAGATCAGGGACCCGATGGACGTGCTGATAACGCTGTCACTCGGGACCGACATCGCAATGACATACTCGGGATATAGTAGCGCAAAAATAGCGGACGGCGTCCTGAATCAGAGCAGCTGGCCGATGCGAGGACTGGCGGACCTACAGGGCAACGGCTTCCCGCTCGATGGGAGCAGGGTGCTGTATAACCCGAACACAAGCCCGTCGCAGACAAACGGAAAGCTCGGAGTGCGCGGAAACGTAGGCCAGCCCGTAAGCGTAACGGCGACAGGCAACGACACAATCGCGTCGCTCGCCATATCCGTAACGGGTGCGGCATCCGTAACGCTGAACGGCGAGACGACCGAAATCACAGGAAGCCATGTCACGCTTCAGCTACTCAATACGACCGCGGCGCTGACCTTCCAGCCGTCAAGTGAGGACCGAAGGGTCGAAATCATAACCGTACTACCTGAGGCGGACTTCGTAATCAATAACGACAATCTCATAAAGGCAACGGTCTCCCTTAGGTCAGACCTTTCGATAATCAACCCGACGCTTCCGGAGAGCGAGCTGACGGTGGAGGTGTATCAGGACCTCGATGTATCCGAAGCGGTCGGCTCGATACCAGAGGACACGCCGATCACGTATCAGGCGGGCTATCCCGGCGACATGAGCCCGGTCCGTAGATTTTACGTATCGGGACAGGTTACGTGGAAGGACAACGTGCTGAGCATACAGGCCGTGGACGCGGTGCATTTTTTAGATAAGGAGCTTGCTTTTTCTTTGGGAGTGGGGACAACTGGATACTATGATACCAGCGCGCCCAGTGTTGCACGAGCTCAAAACATTGTAAATTACTTGGTCAAAGACGCGGGGGTCCCCGGGGTGACTATCAAACGCACCTTATACTTTTATGCCGCTTTCTATAACGATGGGGGGATACCGCCGAACTCCGTCATAGAAAAGGGCAAAAGTTACAGGGATATAATCGCTAAAATTATGAACCTTTTTCATATAGACAATATCCCGACTAAATACACAGCAAACAGAGAGACGGACTTGTGGATAACTTATGTCGACGCGGGAATCCCTCAGGTAACAAACAGAAAACCACAAAGCAAGTGGACAATTCAGGAAGAGGACGCCGCGAGTGTGAATCTCACGGCAGAAAGACAGATACAAAAAATAAACGCCACGGTGACAAGATACCAAAGGGCTGTTCCGAACCCGTACGCCACACCGATGAAGACCGAATTCCAAATAGGAACGGTGGACTGGGTCAAAGGCGAGGGGGCTTTTGTGGCCTTCGACGATTACTCTGCAAGGTACCTTTTCGGACTGTCCAAGTCAGACGGTGCGCCATTACCACAAAGCTATTTTGAGGACCTCGTTTCAATGCCTATTTTACCGGCAGGGCAAACGGGCCGTATTGACGGGCTTGCAGGCAACGTAATGCCTCAAGATGGATCGTCGGGGAACGGCTCCAATATGTTCTTTGATAATGACACGCCGCAAAGGCTATATGATAGCAACTTAGGGCTCGAATATACGCAAATTATCCCGTGGAATAGCGCCTACGCTGATGACTGGCGCTTCGCATGGAAGAGTCAGAGCGCGGCGTGGGCGGGGCTTGTAGCCGCAGGGCTCATAGGCAAAGACGACCAGAGCTTTACGCTAAAAATAATAGGTGACAAAGTCCTCCCTTCAAAAGAAGAAGTCACGTATTCAGCAAACAGGGAAGGCGTGACCGTGGACGCTCCAGACGCGTGGTTCGGATCCCTACTGTTTGCGACAGAATACCAAAGCGGAGTAAAACAAGAGGTTGTCGAAGGCATGCCCCGAGCGGGCTACGAATCCCTCCTAAAAAGGTCAAACGTCACCTGTTCCTTCACATGGAAGGGCGACCCGCGGATACAGCCGAGGGATGTGTTCACCTTCCACAGGCTGGACGGCACAGATGAAGAGTGGACCTTCGAGAATATAACCATCACACACGAGGGCGGCGGAACGCTGGCCGAAGTAACCGCGAGAAAGGGGATCGTATAAATGGCGAACACACGAACATGGGCCGAGCCAGTAACAGACCGATCGAGCGGTTCGGAGCTAATGACCTATGAGGACATGAACCGGATCACCGAGAACCTCGCGTGGTTATACGTCGAATGTGGGGAGCAGGGGATCCCGATAACCGGCTCGATCATCAGTAAAACAGTCTGGACGCATAACGACATCATCACGGTGAGCCAGTGGGCGGAAATCCTGACTTGCCTTAGGAACGTATACACGGCCGTCGGGTTTACGCCTCAGACTGCGCCAGACAACCAGATGCTTTATACGAATATAAACAACGTCGAGACCATCGAATACGGGTGCTACGACATACTGGCGGCATACGAGCGGATCCCGAACATGAACCATTATATCGGTGACAAGCTCGGAACTAATTACCTGTACGCCGGAGACCCGTTCAATGCGGGCGGGCGTTACGACTAAGGAGGTAACACATGGCAAATACTTATTTCACAGACCGCGTCGTCCAGTATCCGGGACGCGTAACAATGACGCCCACGGGCAACACGAACGAGTACGACCTTGCGAGGGCTGAGGGCAACGTCACGGAACCGGGCACGCCCTTCAATGCGGACACGTTTAACGAGATAGCTAATCAGATAATCGCGGATGCGGTCGCTGAGGCGGTCGCCGAGGCGGTACCAGACGCGGTCGAGGCCGTCGGCAAACACGTAATTGAAACAGGTACATCCAACGGCTGGACCTACGAGAAGTATTCAGACGGGACGATGCGGGCGACACAGCAGACATCCATCGGCCCCACATGGAACTCTATCGCCTCGGGCTTTTATGCGGCCCAGAAAGACATTACAGCCCCCTCAGGCATGACCTTCCGCGCCGGCTTTGCATCGCCGACCGTTAAGAGCGTATACCTGACAGGCGTGCAGGTGCAGGGGAGCGGGTCCACCGTAACCGTGACCGCCCACAGGCTGTCAGGCGCATCGAATACCTTTAATTATGTAGTATATATAGAAGGGACGTACTCACAATGAATCTAAAACTTAGACTAAAGAACAAAACGACACTAATCGCCATCGTAGCTGCTACGGTGGCCTTTTTATATCAGCTGGCAGGAATCCTCGGAATCGTTCCGCCTATCAGCCAGGAAGCCCTCATGCAGGGCCTCGGCGCGATAATCAATCTGCTGGCCATCCTTGGCATCCTCGTGGATCCGACGACCGCGGGCGTAAAAGACAGCGCCCGGGCCATGAGCTACGAAGAGCCCTCCCGCGTAACGATACCAGACGGGGACTTCCCCGCCGGCGGTGAGTATCAATTCATCGGCGAGGAAGAGCACGAGGCGAACGACCCGGAAGATCCGGAGGTGTAAGATGGCCTTTACAGCAGACGCGATTATCGCAAATATCGAATCACGGCTCGGCTACTCAGGCCGCCATGTATGGGACTACTACGGCCTCATAAGCGGAACGTCGTGGTGCGTCGGTGAGGTATGCTACACCTTCGCAAAGACAGGGAACAAGAGAAGGATCTTCGGCGGCAAGCCCGTGTTCTACGTACCGACCGCGCAGATCTGGCTCGCCAAGAACTATAAGACTATATACGACTACAGGACCGGCGGAAGCCTCGAGAGCGTACGCAAGGGCGACATCATAATCTTCATGTGGACCCGCGGATCCCGTGACCATATCGGCTTCGCGAGAGCCTCGGGCACCGGGGACGCACTCGACACGATCGAGGGCAACACGAGCGGCGGGAAAGTAGCACGGCGCACGAGGAAAAAAAAGCACATATACGCGGTTTATCGGCCACCATATAACGCAAGTACACCCAGGGCAACGAAACCCGCCCAGAGCCAAAAACAGGCGCCCACGTATAGGGCTGGAAACACCTACACCATACAGGTGAACGACTTGAACGTCAGAACAGGCCCCGGCTCTAACTACACAAAGAAAACAAAGGCACAGCTCACACCCGACGGCAGAAAACACGCCGACGCGGAAGGACAGCTGAAGAAGGGCACCCGCGTGACCTGCCAAGGGCAAAAGACGAACGGGAAGGAAATCTGGATACGGATCCCTTCGGGCTGGATCTGCGCCTATAACGGTTCTAAGTATTATGTGAAATAGAGAGGGCAGGGACATGATGGAACTACTAAAGTATATTATACCGGCGGCGGCGATGATAATCGTCCAGCTGATAATCTCATTCAAGCAGGACGAGGCGCACGTCGTACGCCAGAACATGACCATAGACGCGATCAAAGAGGACATCCGACGCCTCGAAAAGAAGCAAGATAAGCACAACGAACTTATAGAGCGGATGGTCAAGGTCGAACAGTCAGACAAGGCCCAGTGGGCTTGGATAGACAAGTTTAAGGAAGATGGACACAGATTACCATGACTTTCTCCGCAAGGTTCATCTCGATGTACACTTCATGTTAATGTGACCTCCGGTAATGCTCGTTAATAATAACGCACTGTCAGCCCTTGCGGATTAAGTAGCCTCACTTCGGTGGGGCTTTTTTTATTGCCATAAAAGACATCGAGGGCAACGCTAAAACACGCTCAGAACGCAAAATAGAGGCTCATATTAAGCCTTTTTCACGAATAAGTACACGTTCGGGCGTGGCGTGGCTGCTTCAATCCTCAGATACACGTCAGACACCTGACCGTTGTATAGTGCGGTAAAAAGTTCATTCGGCCCACGTTCCCAGATGGTACCGACAGGGAACAGTTCCGGGTCGATGTATACGCCGATACCCCTGTAGTTAGGTCCTTTGATACCCCTGAGGGTTATGAGGCGACCGGTACAGTTAGCGACGTCCAGATCGCCTAATAGAGCGATGGCGTTAGCCTCGGATTCGTCATAATCATTGAATATGGTCACATACATACGTCTAAAGCCTCGAAATGTGGGAGCGTTCACATACTGGCGTTCAAAAGTGAATATGGGAGCGCTCTGATCTGGAGTCGTGGGCTCTGGGGGTGTCTGTTTTTTATTGAATAAGCTCATAATGATAACCTCCGGAAATTTCATTGACAAACTATACGACATCATCATATAATAAGGACGGAGGTATTACAACATGAAACAGGCTTTTTCGATAACAGTAGAAAAAAATATATACGACTGGGCAAAAGCTTTCGCTGAGAGTGAGTCGCGTACACTGTCGAACTATATTGAATATCTGATCCGCAAAGATAAAGAGGCGGCTGAGGATAGAAAAAAGAGTTAGTTATTGCTCGACGCGTCTTTTTTTAAGATTCAACTCTTCCCAAAATTATGATTATTTTGAAATGTTGGACCTAAAAAAGAGACCGTCACGTTTTAAGGAAGGCGGTTATTTTTATGAGGGAGGAACTATTATCTAAAGCCGGTATTCTCCGGCGCTCAGGCCGTGTCAGCCTTTACAATGGGAGAACTATAGAAGGGAGGCTGACATCATGAGACAAGTCGCAAAAGCGCACGGCGCAACTCTGGACGAATTCGTAGCGGAGTATAACGAGGTCTGCGCCGAACTATCACGCCACAGAATCGTGGACGAAACCCAAATCAATGAAACAACCAGACTAATCTTTTACGAGGACGACGGACTGGATCCGGAATGGTTCAGCCGTAATTGTTGCGAGTGCGTCCATTACAGCTGGGCGCGCGGGTGCACACTCAGAGGAATATCACGCGAGAAACTGGCCCCAGCGTGTCAGGCGTTCAGCGTGGATCCTGACGACAGAATCGAAATCGACGAATCTTATAACATGGAGGTGGTCTCATGAAAGATTTTTTGATCTCAATAGTCGAGGGCATCATCTTCGGCGCTCTATTTATTGCCATGTTCGTTATACCTATATATCTGACATATCCACCATATTAAGGAGGGCGTCATGGTTATCAATAAGGACAATTATCAGATAAGCCAGCGGACGGGCGAGACAACCGTACTGATTTATAAGAACGGTCAGTTTTTTAAGGCTCTGACTGGTAAGGCTGGTCTGAAATATAACGAGCTTTTAAAAATATTAGAAGCATACAGGAAAGATTAAGGAGGCACACGATGAAAAGATATACCGACGACGAACTGTTGGATATGACCGAGAACGATCTGGACGCACTCGCTGAGGCAGAGCACATTGATGACGATGACTGGCAACGCTGGCACGATCTGAGAGACGACGCCAAGTATCTGGCCGATCAGTTCATTAAACATGAGCTGGGGCTTTAGGAGGGCGACATGGACGGAATCAAATACGAGGATTTATCAGTCATCTGGACCAGAGAAAACGGACCGGACTGGGCTGAGATAGATGAAGCTGTAATCGAGGCAATCACTAAGGAGGTAGAAGAGGGATGTATAAGCTGAGAATAGAGCACGCCGACGCGGACAAGATTATATACAAGTTCAATTATGGATTTGAACTGGAAAAATTTATAACGTCAATTCTGACGACGTTCGACAGTCACGTAACGTTTACTGTTTGGGAGTGCGATGGCAATGAGTGAGTGGTGGCAAAGCGACGACCTTACAGATCTGCATTATCGGGACCGCTGGGCGGACATTTACGGGTATGATCCGATGGATCCGGACGAGCTCGTACCAGATGCGGACTATGAGGACGAAATCGAAAGAGAAAAATACGACAGAAGAAAGGAGAAATAAATGGCTGAGCATATACATTGGAAAAAGACGACCAACCCGGACTACTTGGGAACGTTCGCATTTGAGAAGGATGAAGAGAAAATCGTTAAAATCGCTGACGTAAAGATCGAGAAGGTAAACAATCCCGGCGGAAGCCCTGAAGAGTGCCCGGTAATGTACTTCGAGGGCAATATTAAGCCTAACAAGTGGATCCTGAACGTGACTAACATGAAACGGATCCAGAAGGCAACAGGGACCCCGTACATGGACGAGTGGGTCGGTCACAAGTTACAGCTGTACGTTGACCCGAATATACCCGCGTTCGGCGAGATCGTCGAAGGCGTCAGGGCTCGCGACTTTGAACCGAAATAGGGAGGGAAGCGGATGGAAACTAAAACACTTACACGGCTAACGGTCGGCGAAATGCTCACGACTTGCAACCTAAAGGTTAAAATCGGCTCAAGAGCGGGCGGCGGATTCGTATTTTGTGGGAATGTGGCAGAAGTCGATCTTATGGGAATCGATAGAGAGATTATTGACGACATGAAAGCGTCCCGAAGCCGTGCGCAAAGAGAAATCACATACCTTAAAAATCGACCTAAAGATTTTGAGACTTTTGTATCTGAAATGGAGCGCAAACGCAAACAATACGCGAGAAAACTCGGGGGGGGGCAGTCGGCTATCGACTCAGCAAAAGAGGAATTCCCAACAAGCCCGGAGGCTCATAAAAAATGGAAACAGGGCTTTTTAGATAATCTAAAAAAAGCACAATCAAGGAAGAGGAAACTTGACACAGAAATAAAGAAGTTCAAAAGCATTGGCCACCGTAAAATCATAGACGCTTACGAGTCGATTGATGAAAAAGACACAACAATAGTAATTTTCGAGGGGCACGAACGAGGTTCTTACTGGACTACAAAGGAATACGTTACGGGAATCGTTGAACATGATGATGGATGGAGGGTTGTTAGACCAATGACAAACGCAAAATTTATTGAAGAACTATTAAAAGAAAAAGAATACGATCAAGCGAGGGAAGTTATATCCCGAGTCGCTGAGGACTGGAAAAAGGCGCGACGCCTTTCTGACGACAAAATAAAACAAAGCGTGCTGGACTTTCTGGGGAGGGTTGCCGAATGAAACTAACCGAAGGAAACTATCACAGCCTCGAGGCTAATAAAACATACTGGTCAGTCTCACAGTTCAAGTCATTTATGGACTGTCAGGCGTCCGCTCTGGCCGAAATCACAGGCGAGTATATCAGACCGACTACTGAGGCGTTCTTACAGGGCGGTTACGTTGACGCTCACTTCTCTGGGACTGAGGACGCATTTATCGCGAACCATCCCGAGATAGTCAACAGCAGATCGGGCGAGCTTAAGGCTGCTTATAAAAAAGCCCAGGACGCCATAGATCGGGCCGAACGTGACAACTACTTTATGAGCCATCTGAGCGGCGATCCTCAGGTAATAATGACCGCTGAGTTATTCGGCAAGCCGTGGAAGGTCAAGATCGACAGCCTACACGATGACAAAATAGTCGACCTGAAGTATATGCGAGACATGAGTAGCGTGTACAAGGGCGGCGAGTGGAAGCCATTTGTGACCGCATACGGCTACGACATACAGGGATACATATATCAGGCGGTCGTCGAGGCCGTAACTGGTAAACGTCTGCCGTTTTATCTGGCGGTCGTCACTAAAGAGGATCCGGCGGACATCGCCATCATACACATACCGGACAAGTTCCTAAACGTGAATAAGGGCATGATAGAACACTACCTTCCTGAGTTCGACGCGGTCAAACAGGGCAAGGTCGAGCCGGTCCGGTGCGAGTCATGCGCATATTGTAGGCAATCAAAGATTCTGACCGGCGCAGTCGAGTATGAGACATTATTGGAGGTTTAACTATGTTACCAAATATGAATCTATCAGAGGCAAAACGTGAGAGCATCGAACCGAACGGGTACGTTGTAAGGGTCCTCAGGACGAATATCGACAACAAATACAACAGGCTTCAACTCGAGGTTGACATCATAGAGGGCGATCAGGAGGGCTACTTCGGTCGATTACAGGACCGCGCAGGATTCTGGGGGCTGACCGCTAATCTCAGCCTAAAAAAAGATGACGCATGGAAGTTCGCCAACGCAATAGAGGCGTTCCGGGCCAGTAACGCTGACTTTATCTGGAACGATGACGACGAGAACGACGAAAACGAGCTGATCGGTAAGGTCGTGGGTGCGATTACACAAAGACGCCATTATATCGGCAACGACGGCCTAAAGAAGTCAAAGATGCTGGTCAACAGACTGGTCCCTGTCGATACTATCCGGTCAGGTGACTTCGAGGTCCCAGCGGACAAGTACGCGGATGACTGTCCTCAGCCAGTAAAGACGGGTAACGTGGTCGACACGACTGGCGACGATATCCCAGAGGGCTTTAAGCAGTCCGCAGATGATACGCCGTTTTAAGGAGGAGGGGAGGAACTATGCCATTCAAAAAAGGGAACAAACTCGGGGAACTGGCCGACCACACAAAACATGGTATGTCAAAAACAAGGCTATACAGGTGCTGGGCTGATATGAAAACGCGCTGCAACTGCAAAACAAACAGGTTTTACCATCGGTATGGGGGACGCGGGATAAAGGTGTGCGAAGAATGGGCGACCTTTGAACCATTCAAAGACTGGGCGCTAAACAATGGATACAGTGACGAGCTGACGATAGACCGCATAGACAACGACGGCGACTATTGCCCAGGAAATTGCCAATGGTCAACTCAAAAAGAACAGGCTGCCAACAAGAAACATCCGACGAACAAATACGGTCACAAGGGGATTCGTGTAGCAAAACACGCCAACGGGAAAATATACGGTTATAAGGCCGTTACGACCGTAACAGGTAAAGAGGTATACCTGGGGTACTCAAAATCGCTCCAAGAGGCGATTAAGCTCCAAGAAGAGGGTGAGAAAAATTTACTTACAGGAAGACAGCAGACAAAAGAAGGACAAGCACACGCTTAAAAACGAATTTTGGGCGTCTCAGGGCGATACTGTCGTCAGGTGTAAGCTCCCGTGGGGCGATTACTGTAAGCCGCCGGCTATATCGGTCGATACAAAGGCGGATATTGTCGAGATCGCGCAGAATATGTGCGGATCCATGAAAGAAAAGCGCCGATTCGCCGATGAAGTCAAAGGTGCCCGTGATTCTGGGTGTAAGCTCGTGTTCCTGATAGAGGACGCACGTTACAACGTTGTGGCGGACCTATACGGCGAGCGGATCCATCTGCACACGGGTCAGACGATAGGCGGCGACCAGTTAGCCCTTGCGATGGAGACCATGGCAGCCCGGTACGGTTGCGAGTTTATGTTTTGTCGTCCTGAGGATGCGGGGCGTGTGATTAAGGAAGTATTGAACAATGAGGCGGAAGAAAAACCCGAATAGTAACTGGATAAAGCTAAACAGGGCTATTATGGATGACTGGATATGGACAGACGGCAACGACGAACCATTCGATAAAAGGTCGGCTTGGGTCGATCTGTTATTACTGGCGTACAGTCATGACGATATGAGAATAGTCAGGGGTCAGGCGGTCATTATCAAACGCGGAGAGGTTCCGTACTCACAGAGCTGGTTAGCAGATAGATGGGGTTGGTCACGTGGCAAAGTTAGACGTTTTTTATCCACATTAGAACAGGACGAAAAAATAGAAGTGACCACCACAAAACGCAGTACAACGGTTTTGATCAAAAACTATGCTTTTTGGCAGGATTTTCGACCATCAGGCGGTACAACAGATAGTACAAGCGGAGGTACTGAAAATTCAATGTTTACGCAGAATGAACGACCAACAGACGGACATGATATAGAACAACAGACGGTACAACAGACGGTACAACAGACGGACACAGTTAAGAATAATAAGAATAATAGATATATAGAAGGGGGCGGCCGCCGCCAAAAAAATAACTCAGGGAGGTTGGACTGGATAGATGAACTATGACGAATTCAAAGAGGTCGTTAAGGGAATGAAAAATATCTGGCCAAAGAGCGACTTCATCCCGGACCGGTTCGCGTTCGATATGTGGTATGGGCTATTAAGAGACCTGCCGTATGAGAATTGCATCTTAGCGGTAAAGCGTTATGCACTACTGAGCAAGTGGCCACCGACGATCGCCGAGATCAGGGAACAGGCGGTCATTATCCAGAGCGATGTAAAGGACTGGAGCGAAGGCTGGGACGAAGTACGGCGGGCTATTAGACAATTCGGACGATACGGCAAGGCTGAGGCACTTAAGAGTATGAGCCCAGTAACGGCCAACGTGGTAACTCGTATCGGCTGGGTCAATATCTGCATGGCGCAAGAGAACGAACAGGCAGCGATCAGGGCGAACTTCCGCAACGTATACAACCAGATCGTAACGGCTGAGAAGGAGCAAGCGGCACTACCCGAGACATTAAAGGCCGCAATCAAACAGATCGGGCAGGGAGGTAACAATGAGAATTTATATATCGGGACCGATAACGAACGCAACGAATGAGCAGAAAACGAATTTTTATCATGTGGAGCGGAAAATAGACAAGCTGAGGCACATAGCGGTAAACCCGCACTTAATGGCACTATGGGCGTTCTCATGGGACACCTATATGGCTATCGCTCATACAATCCTCAATTCAGGCGACATTGACGCGGTCGTAATGCTTAAGGGCTGGAAACAGTCGCGAGGGGCTTGCATAGAAAAGGTCTGGGCGGACGCTCGAGGGATACCAGTGTATTATCAGGACCCGACGGAATAGGAGGCGAGACGATGGTAAGACTGACAGATTTACAAGGACACAGCTACTACATGACTGAGGCGATCATACCGCCGGCGTTCCAGCGGGGAGACGAGCTTAATGACGTTATCAAGTTCGTGAGGGTCGTTAAAGACGGATGGATAATATGCTTCCCTGATCGGTTCCTGAGGGACAAAGTCGCAATAAGAGCCGACCAGATATATCTCGCCGTTGAAGTGGAGGCCCCGCAATGCTGAGATCGGGATTCTATAACATGGACTGTATGGACGCAATGAGGGGGTTTTTGCACTTTTTGAAATGATTAAAGACGCTGTTCGTTCAGTCGGGCATTTATTCAGAGCCTTGTTCTGTAAATATGTTTATTATTATCGAGGATTACGAATGTGCGGTAAAGATAGAGAAATATGGTGCGAGTGGCAATTCTGTCCGAAACGGAAAGGTGGTACAGAGAATGAGTAAGAAAGTGACAATAGAATTAACCGAAGAACAAGTCAGAGAGTTTCTTGAGATATATGAATTGTGGCTGATACAGACCATAAGAGAAGATACAGATATAGATAACATCCGATGGGTAAGGTTGCAGTTAGACACCTATGACACGTTTGCGAGGGCGATAGGTGAGGAAGATACAAGAGGTACAGAGAATGACAAGGCAAGAAGCGATTGGATGGTTGGAACAAATCAAAGACATATACATCCGTGGTGGCGATGAAGATTTTGACAGGAGAAGAAAAGAAGCACTTGACATAGCAATAAAAGCCCTGCAAGGCGACATGTACTGTCCATCTTGCGGTGTGAGGTTAGTCCCGGAAAATGAGTATGTGGAGCCGAAGTTCAGCGTGAGTTCGGAATGTTACAGGTGTAGATATTACACAACTAATTGTGATACCGAAAATGAGTGTGCCGGGCAAGAAACTCCTTGTTTTGAATTTTGGGAGAGTGATAGCGAATGACATTATGCAAAGACTGTGATTACTCACGGACAATCAAGTCCACAGGGGCTATTTACTGTACATGGTGGCAGTTAAGAGTTAAGCCCGATGGGTGGTGTTACAAGGGGGAAGAGGAACGAAACGGGGGTAAACAATGACGATTCTGGTAATAGGACTACTTCAAACCGCGATATTCGTCGCGGGGCTACTGGCGGGCTACTCGTTACAGGGCTATAAGAAAACGCAAGTAAATGACGAGGTCGACGCGCCGAATAGGCACTGGTCGCGCTCAGATCTTCCCTACGATGCGATGGGGGACTACTCTGGGCTCGAGGAAACTATCAAAGAGGACACGACGCTAACTATCGATCTGGTCCGCAACAGTGACGAAATCTTCCCGAAGGTTGTGCCATCGACAGGGCACCAGTCACCCGATGAATGGTATCGTGACCAGTTCGGAGGGCGCAATGATTAAACGTTATAGGTGCGACAAGCCGATGGCAATTAAAAAAGGGATCCGTCAGGTATGCGACCGGAAGTGTCGAGACTGTATCTGCGCTCTGGCTATGAGTGAGTCAGGACATGAGTATCACGTGGGCTTGTCTGATGGCGGTACGTGCTCCAACGCGATACGGCGAAACATGAGCAGGGGGCTATTTTATAAAGTGGAAACGAGGAAATTAAACGACCGCAAGAGTGTTGACTGGCGATTCGATAGGAGGCGATCAGATTGACAGCTAAAGAGTATTTATCTCAGATCAGGACGCTGGAGGCTCGGATCAGATCGCTCGACAATGAAATCGAGGCACTACGGGAAACAGTCGGCAATCTGAGGTCTCCATGGCCTGACGGCCAGCCTCACGGGTCCGGTGTAACTAATCCGGTCGAGGCCGAGGCGGTAAAACTGGCTGACAAGCTCCAGAAGCTCGAGGTCGAACAGATTAAGACCCGTGGCCGTCTCTGGGTGCGTCGTACTCAGATCATAGAGGACATCGGGCGGATCCCGGACGAAACCGCAGTCATACTACTCACGGCAAAGTACGTAAACGGCGACACGTTTGAACAGATCGCGGTCGACATCGGTTACAGTTACCGGCAGGTCCTCAGGAAACACGGCGAAGCTCTGGAACGCTTCCGGGCGGTAATGGGATCTAAACTAAAATAAAAATGTCACACAATGTCACATTGATATGTGCTAAAGTGTATTTGTCCAGAAGAGGACAACATAACCAGCTTCCTTAAAGACATAAATGTAAAACGTCAATAGAGTCAATCCCTCCCGGTTGGCTCTTTTGATTTATACAGATAACAGTCATGGCGCAAAAGAGAACAGACCGGACCCCAGGAAACCGGGGCGCATACGAAAAGGCGAGGGCCCAGATATTGGCCACGCAGACACACTGCGGAATATGTGGCAAGCCTGTTGACTTCGGATATAAGGCCCCTCATCCATTAAGCCCCACGGTGGATCATATAGTCCCCGTATCCCTCGGCGGCCATCCCTCAGACATCGACAACTTACAGCTCGCGCATCGTTGTTGCAATCGTGAGAAGTCGAATAAGCTGGTGCCAGTCGTCGAAGCTGAGGACGATAAGAACATAGACAACCGGGACCTGCCGCTCAGTCGCGACTGGAGTACATACAAAGCATAAAAAATATTTAATGGGGCATCCGTTTGATTTTTTTATAAAAAAATAAAAATAAATTTTTTTTAAACAGTGGGGGCGTCCCTCCCCGACAACCTACTCAACGGCAATCCGCCCGCCGTTTGCACGAAAAAACGCGTGAAACATCGTGAAACATTAAAAACGATTCGATAGGAGACGAATATGGCAACTTACAAGGGAATGGAGTATCTCAAAAGCAAGCTCAAAAGTAAGAGCGTAAGAGTGCGCGAGCGGTACGAGTTCTACGAGATGAAGAACGTAGTATATGACTTTGGCATCAGCACGCCGCCAGACCTCCGTCACTGGATGGGGACACTTGGCTGGTGCGCCAGAGCCGTTGACGCTATGGCTGACCGGCTTGTGTTCCGGGAGTTCAAAGACGACACTTACGGGATGAATGAAATCTTCGACCAGAATAACAAGGATATACTCGTTGACTCGGCAATACTGGGCTCACTTATAAGCTCATGTGATTTTATCTATATAACGACCGACGCTGACGGGTTCCCGAGGCTGAAGGTTATCGACGGGCTACACGCTACTGGCGAGATAGATCCGGTCACTAATATGCTGACTGAGGGCTACGCTGTACTGGAATGGGACACACACGACCATCCGATCATGGAGGCTTATCTGGTCCCGGGAGTTACTTACGTATTTGAGAAGGGTAAACTGGTCAACATTGCGACCAACGAAGCGCCGTATCCGTTACTGGTGCCGATTATACACCGACCCGATGCGGCGAGACCGTTCGGACATAGCCGTATAAGTCGGGCGTGTATGTCAATAGTCGGATCCGCTGTCAGGACGGCCAAAAGGTCAGAGGTTGCGTCGGAATTCTTCTCGTTCCCTCAGAGGTACATACTGGGTATGGACGAATCCGCTGAGAGGTTCGACAAGTGGAAGCTGTCAATGTCAAGTTTCTTTAGAGTCGACAAAGATAAGGACGGCGGGCATCCTGTTGTCGGTCAGTTCCAGCAGCAGAGCATGACGCCACACACGGAACAGCTGAGGATGTTCGCTGGACTGTTCGCAGGTGAGACGGGGCTGACACTGGACGACCTCGGCTTCCCTTCGCAGAATCCGTCGAGTGCTGAGGCTATTAAGTCGAGTCATGAGACGCTTAGGTTAATGACCCGGAAGGCTCAGCGTGACTTTGGCGTCGGGCTTAAAAATGCGGGTTATCTGGCCGCGTGCGTAAGAGATCGCTTCTCGTATAAGCGTGAACTGGTCGCCAGTGTGTCAGCCAAGTGGGAGCCGATATTCGAGCCCGACAGCTCAGTGTTATCTGTAATCGGCGACGGGGTTATAAAAATCAATCAGGCCGTTGACGGATACTTCGATAAAAACAGCCTCAGAGACCTAACCGGGATAACGCCGGCGGAACTGGAGGAAATCGAAGAGGGCAATATAATCCTTCCTGATGGACTGGGGGCGGAGTAATGGCGACAGATATAGCGCCGGAACTGTATGCAAAGATACAGGCAGATTTTAAGGCGGGCGTGAACAACAATAAAGGCGTCCAGACCATAATGAGGCGCATTTTAAAAGGCAAAGCAACTCAGGCGGACATGACTGACTTGGCGGAAAGACTCGGACGCGAGGCATCAAAGGCGCTTCGGGGCAATATCCTATTGTCAGAGTTACCGAACCAAACACTATATTGGAACATCGCCGAGCGGACTATACAGCCGTTACTGATCGAGGCGTATAACAACGTCAATTATTATGCGGTTATACAGCAAGACTACGCAGATCGCGCCGTTGGGCTCAGTATTAGAGTCGTAAGGGGCGCACGTCCTGAGGCCAGAGCGCGTCAGGTGATGGAAATGGCCGTCAATAGTGTTACTCAGGAAGAGCTCCGGAACGCGCTGACGGATCCAACGATAACAGCGGTCCGCAAGTTCTACGATGACTTCCAGATGGAAAACGCCAAATTAAGGGACGAACTCGGACTGGAGACGACCGTTGTAAGAGTATATGACGGTGTCGGCCTTAAGGGTGGATCAGAGCCCTGCGAGTGGTGCATATCACGCGAAGGCGTATATAGTTACGCTGACGCAATGGATAACGGCATATTCGAGCGGCATCCCGGTTGCGGGTGCACAATCGAGTATCATACCAGTAAGGGCGTTGACGTACAGACAGATTGGACAACTAACGCGTGGGAGTCTCGTAGTTAGTTAGACAATACAAAAATGCAAAGAAGGGAGGCGCGGCAAAATGGATGCTATTGGGCGACAGAGCCCGACGGTATCCGTGATACTTACTTACAGGGACACAAAAGGACCCGAGGCGGTCGATCTGTACAATCAGACCGAGGGCGAGGCTTATGAGTGGGAGAGTGCGCTGATATATGACGTTATGGGTGTAAACGATGACGGACTATGGGCGCATCAAAAATTCGGTTACTCAGTGCCACGACGCAACGGGAAATCAGAGATTGCACTGGCGAGGTGTATCTGGGGGCTCGATAACGGCGAACACATAATTTATACGGCTCATAGGACGATGACATCCCATAAAATGTGGGAGCGCCTCGAGCGTATGTGTATCAAAGCGGGAATCGTTATTGAATCATCAATAAAAGCGTTCGGAAAAGAGCACATTTACACCGAAAGCGGCGGGGTAATAGAATTCAGAACGAGAACGTCAAGCGGCGGACTCGGTGAAGGGTATGACCTGCTGATAATTGACGAAGCCCAGGAATACACGCCAGATCAGGAAACATCGTTAAAGTATACGGTCTCAGACTCGGCGAATCCTCAGACGCTAATGTTAGGAACGCCACCAACTGCAATCTCAGCCGGTACAGTGTTCCCGAAATACCGCAAAAAGGTACTATCCGGGGCGAGTTATGAATCTGGCTGGGCTGAGTGGTCGGTACCTGAAATGTCAGATCCGAACGATTCGGCGCTCTGGTATGAGACTAACCCGAGCTTGGGGCATCATCTGACCGAAAGAGCTATCAGGTCAGAGATCGGCGACGATGACATTGACTTTAATATTCAGCGGCTCGGGCTCTGGATCCGATACAACCAGAAGTCGGCTATCAGTCGCAACGAATGGGAATCGCTCAAAGTGGACTCGTTACCTGACTTAAAAGGTCAACTTTACGTCGGGGTGAAATTCGGGCACGACTCGGCCAACGCAAGCGTGTCTCTGGCGGTCAAAACAGCCTCAGACAGCGTTTTTATTGA